AGAGTTTACATTGACCCATATTCTGCTAACCTTGCAGCTGCTAATACAGCAACTAACTCAGGTAATCAGTACTATGTTGTAGGTTATAAGGGTACTTCTCCTTATGATGCAGGTCTATTCTACTGCCCATATGTTCCTCTACAAATGGTTCGCAGTGTGGGTGCTGAGTCCTTCCAGCCTAAGATTGGCTTCAAGACCAGATATGGTATTGTTGCTAACCCATTTGCTGAAGGTACAACAGTTGGTCTTGGAAGACTACAAATTAACTCCAACCGCTACTACAGAAGGGTTGCTGTTAAGAACCTAATGTAAATCATATTTACATATTCCTTAGAAGACCTCCTTTCAAAAAGGGGGTCTTTTTTTGTGTGTTGACAAAGAGGAAATAGGGGTCTATAATAGAATCATACTTGTTTTAAAATATGAAATGACAAACTCTCGTGATTCTTTAGATAATGTTTTTGGCATTAAATCACAACCTTATCACCCATCTTTCATAAAACTTTCATCTAAGGAAGCACGGGATTGTGTTCCACTGACTTCAAGAGGAGGTTCATTGGCCAGATATCCTTGGACAGATCCTAGTTATAATGAAGGTGATTCTTTCTTTAAACCAATGTCGAAGGAAGAGTTAGACAATGATAAGGGTAGACCATCACCATCTCCCACAGTAAAGGCTATGGGATATAAGTGGAGATCTAAAAGTGTTTTTAACAACAAAACCAAACAGTATGGTTATCAAGTTACTTTGGTACATAGGCCACAATCTAGTACTGTTTTATATCAGTAACTTTAATAAGACCTCCTTCAGGGGGGTCTTTTTTTATGTCTAAATATTTTTACGGAGACCTGCGTTCATAAAAATGTTTTGTTTTTCAAAAATGAGTCGTGTAGAACGACGAAAGAAAGTATTAGAATTGTATAATTATTGGCAAGATAATTTAGAAAGAAGAATAGCTGCTGTTAATGCTGCTAAAGAAAAACTAGAGGAGCAGATCGAAAGAGATGCTGTTGTAGATAAATAATTAAAAAACTGGTGATATGGCGTTCCGTATACAAAAAGCAAGCATTATGCCCAGTGTAGGCATAGTATACTATAAAGGTAGTAATGTTTGGGACGAAGATTTTTCAAAAAGAAAACTTTATGATACTGAGGCAGCTGCTAAAGCAGAACCTTATATTTTTAAATGGGAAGATGCTACAATAGTTGATGAGAGTTAATCATGAAATCATTTGATCAATTTCAGGAAAATCTAAACGATAGAAGATTAGAATTAAGACAGAAACAGCAAGCACGTAAGCAGCAATCTGTAGAGAAAGCATCTTCATCAAGGGAGGATTTTGCTAAAAATATAGAAGATAAAAAACAAGCAGTTGAAAAAAGACAGAGAAAAGAATCTGAAAGGGAAGAGATGAAAAAAGAAATTAAAAGAGAAATGGAAGCAGAGAAGGTTTAATGGAACAAGTATTAATGGACATGTCACTATTTGAAATGGTGGCAGTGATGGTTGTGACGACGTCTGCAATAGTAGCAGCAATGATGTTAATGGTGGTGGGTAATGAATAAATATGCTATAATTATATTTTTATAACATATGGGACAAGAGACTATTAAATATTCCATCAGACAAGATGGAAAAGTAACTCAGGAAGTTTTTAATGTTCCTGGAGATGCATGTTTAAATCTAACTGAAGATATAGAATTAGAATTAGGAGATCTAGAGGATAGAACCTATACAGTAGATTATTACCAACAACCAAATTTAAATACAGATGTCACACTTCAGTACAATCAAAACGAAAATTAAGAAAAAACCTGAACTTTTAGAAGCACTTCAAATTCTTCAGTATGATGTTCAAGAGGATCAGGAGTTAATCAATCCTCTTGATCATCAGCATGAAAAAGTAAAGGTGGATGTTTCTATAGGGAATGATATTGGATTTCGTTTGAATAATAATGGTGAGTATGAATTAGTTGCTGACATACAAACATGGAATCAACCTATTCCACCAAAAAGATTCATCGAGAAAGTTACTCAACAGTATGCAAGAATGACTCTTCATAATACTGTTAAAGCAAAGGGGTTTAAAATTGAAGAAGAATGGGAAATGGATGATAATTCTATAGAATTAACTGTAAGTAGATGGGTCTAATGGATAAAGATAAACCTATAATGAATATAGATGTAGGAGTGGATCATATAAAACTCCTACATAAATGCGTCTTATGTTACGCTAAACATGCAGAATCTATGTCTAAAGAGGACAGAGAAATGTTAAAAAGTATGAGAGATTTATTTTATAAGATAGAATTGGAACATAGCTTTCTAAATAATTAGAAAGGGCAATGGCAGTTAAAAAGACTATAGTAGGACAAATTGAAAATAGGAATTTTTTATCTCCTACTGGCTTTCAATTTCAATTGAATAGAGCACCAAAGGTTGCCTATTTTGGCAATGCTGTCAATATTCCTGCAGTTAATTTGGGTGTAGCAGTTCAACCCAATTATCTAAGATCTATTCCTTTACCTGGGGATAAGATGGAGTTTGCTGATTTGACTCTACGTTTCTTAGTAGATGAAGATCTTGAGAATTATATGGAATTGCAAAATTGGATGAGAGGTCTAGGTTTTCCAGAAAGTTTAGATGAAATATATAAGTATCAAAAAGAATCACCAGATATAAAGCAACCAAATAAAAGTCAACTAAATCTTTATTCTGATGGTACATTAACAGTCTTAGATTCTAATAATATTCCTAAATTTAAAATAGTTTTTGAAGGTATGTTCCCTTATAGTCTTACTACTATAGAATTCGATGCAACTCAAACAGACTTAGAATATTTCACAGCAGAAGTCTCCTTTAAGTATACTATATACAATATACGCGATATACATTGTGAATGATTGATTTGAATGGAATCCAAAAGATGTGGGAAGAGGATTCTAAAATTGACCCAGACAACTTACATACTGAATCTTTAAATATTCCCTTACTTCATGCAAAGTATTTTGACCTTTATAATAACATCTTTCTTTTAATGAAGAAAGGTCAGCAACAAAGAAAAAATATTAGACATGAGAGATATGAATATTATGGTGGTAAAGCAGATCCAGATGTTTATATAAAAGACCCTTTTCCTAAAAAAATCAGAGATAAAGATACAATGCAAAAGTATCTTGATGCTGATGAAAAACTTTCTGCGTCTAATCTTAAAATGGAGTATTATGAAACGATGCTAAATTACTTAGAGAGCATCCTTAAGCAGATATCTAATAGGACATATCAAATTAAGAATGCAATCGAAGTAATGAAGTTCCAGGCTGGTTATGGCTGATCTGACTATACAAAAAGTAAATGAAGTATATTTAAAAGTAGACACTGAGCCTTACATTGAACATGAGTTAAAAGACAGGTTTACTTTTGAAGTACCTAATAAGAAGTTCATGCCTCAATACAGGAGTAAGTATTGGGATGGATATGTACATCTCTTTAATATGAAGACCAAAAGAATCTATGTTGGTCTATTAGATAAGATAGTTGCTTTCTGTGAGAAGGCTGGATATACATATCAATTTGAAAATAATAAGTATTATGGTCCTCCATTTGAAGTCAATGAAATGATTTCTATGGGTGGT